AGGTAATCAATCGAATTGCGCGCCTATACTCATCCGGCTCGGCGTCGTTGTCCTTTGAATCCCAATCCCGCAAAGTGCCGTTTGGGGGATAAACAACTTTCAATTTCGCCGTGTTAAGTGCCAAGACCGCGCCTGCCGGAGCGTCCTTGTCAACTACAATTCGCGGACGACCGGTCGCCTGCAAATCACCGATAAACTCTGTAACCGCCACATTGCCGTGCGTCATCTGCGAATCAAAGGCTTGTGTTCGCATATAGTTCGCAAGCGCGGCGTTAAAGGTTGCTATTGTGCGCGCCTGAATAACATCGGTGTATAATACCAAATCCGACATATTAGTGTCATCTGTATAGATCGACGCCAACAGATCATTGATATTAGTCGCCGTAATCGCCGCACCGGACTTATCGGTCTTGTTAGTCCCCGCCTGCAATAGCCAAGTATAGACTCCGCGCATTTTAGACGGGACGGCGGTTGTTCCAACTACTCGCTCGCCCCAAACAATAGACCGTGCAAGGCGTTGTCTAAAGACTCGCATCCAACGCTGGATATTCCAATTTACATAGTCCATCCCACTCTTGCCGTATTGCTTTGTATTAATGAGTTCCGCCGAAAAAGGAATGTCCTCTCTGTATTTTTCGTAGTAGTTATACTGCACAGAAGGCTCATAAATTCCCTTTTCGTGAGCGCGAGAATACTCATTAACGGGACGGCTAATAATGTCAACAGTCGAACCATCGGCGACCGTTGTAACCGCGCCCGCACCGTTTAGGTTTCTTGACATTGTAAGAACATCGCCGAGAACACTTGTAATCAGCATTGTCTCGTCATAGTCCCTAAATTTAATAACCATGCCCGTGTCGAATCGCTCGCCGTTTGTCATAGTCATTGTAGTTGCCGCCGCGAGAACCGCACCGGCGTTATTAATTACATCGTTTTCCATCTCTTCAATATCCTCAAGCCACTCCATTTTCTTTGAAGTGCCGTAGGTCTCGCGAGACTCTTCACCGATTAATTGCAATAGTCCGGGCGTTGTTTGGAGTAGAGTTGTGAACTCATTCGACAAGTCGCGCTGGGTATTGTTGAGATCGTAACTTTCTGCTGGCGCATATATTGATACTGCCATACTATTTCTCCTATCTTATTCTTGTTCTGGGTTTTGGGTTCTGTTCATCGGTGCGCCCTTATTAGCATTTAACATACCAATTACATCGCCTTTTGTTTGCGCGTCTTGATATGCTATATCACTTGCTCGCTGGACGCCGACTGCACCGCCACCGTGTGTAGAAACTTGTGTTTGGGTTGGTTGCGTATTGAATAGATACGCGTGTTTAGTTTGAAATTCTTTTTTGTGTGTGTCAATCGCCGTTTTCTTTGCATTGTCATCGAGTTTATCATCGACAATAGGGTCTTTGTAGAGTGCAAAGAAAGCGTCCCGTCGGTCGCGGGGGACATTCCATTCATCTGCCTTATCTCGGAGCGCAATCTGGCGTTCCTTCTCGGCGAGTTGAGTAGCAAGGTCGCCACCGTGTTGTGGATCGTCGCCACCGCCATCGCCGTCATCCTCGCTTCCGAATACCTCCGACTCTATGTATTGCACATAAGAATCGAGGTCTTCGTCGGGGATGCCAACTTTAGCAGGGTCGATTTGGTCTGTGAGTGCAAAGGCGAGTGCAATCTCCGCTTCGTCGTCGTCGAGTTCAGCATAAGATACAGTGCCGTTTGACAATTTATCATAGACCGCGACGGTCTGATCGACATTATAGCCTGTTATCTTCTCAAATCTATCGAGAATTAAACGGGCTTCTTTCGCTTGTGCGTTCGCTTGCCTTTTGACAAGTATCAACTTGTGCAGGTCGCGTGCAAGGTCATCTTTGGGGAGAGCGAGGAACTTGCGTAGCTCGGCGGCGTCCGCACCATATCCGTCGAGGTTAAGTTGTGTTGTCGGGGTTGCATCTTGCTCGGTCATCTTGACCTCCCTTGTTTTGGGTTGTTGTTATTGAACATTTACTTTGTTGCTTTTCGATTAGGGAGTTCACTATACCCCCCGCTGTTAGTCAATCGTTTTTTGATTTTAGCCTTTGTCGTCTTGCCCTGCTTTTTCAATAGCCAGAACATACGAAATTGAGCTTTGGAGGCGAACTTCTTGGGGGAGGTGTCGGTTGGCATTATCTATACCGCCTTCGTTCTTCTTTGAATCCTTTTATCATTTCGGTCGCTTGTTCTCTGTAGAGTTTATTCGATCCCTTTTTTGCCGACCGAGCCAAACGTAAATCTTTAGCGGCGTCTTTTCTAATCCATCCTCCCTTAGGAGCAGACTTATCACCCCTTTGGGTTGCATAGGCGTGTCTTGCGCCATAATCTTTTTGACCTTGGTGTTTAGAGAAATTCTTTTGCAATTTCTCACCCTTAATCCGTCCCGCCCTTAGCAATCCAAAAAACCTTCGGAGCGTCCTTGCCCTTGTGGACTTTCCCGCCTTTGCCTTTGCCATCTTATCGACCCATCCTTTCATTCACACTCGCCGGTGCAGGTTGCCAACGATGTCGGCAATTATGCCCCCCCGCTGTCAACATCACATCCGGCGTCATTCCATTATTCAAATCGGAAATCTCATCCCGATGCCAATACTTGCCGTGCGCCCTCCCCGTGTTAGGATGCCGACCGCTCAGTAACATCTTGCAGAAATCCCGTGTAGTTTTTATCACGCCGCCCCCCACATATTCAAACCAGTCAATACCTAATTCGATTGCCGTGTCATTCATAACCGCTCGATCCGCAGTCATTAACCCCGTGTTCGCAATCGTATAACCCGCCGATTTGAATTTATTGAGAAGCCCGCCTTCATATTCCCGTGTTGTCGAATCAAAATGACCACCTATCTTCTCGACAAGCTCGTTAAACGACATACGACCGTGCAAAGCCCCGTTAAACGCCTGTCTAACCTCGCTCGTTATCAAATCCGATTGACCGCCGATCTCTTGCAATGTAGTTTTCGACAGGACATCCGCTCTTTGCATATCACTCGAATCGACTTGATAGCCAAGCTCTTCAAATAACCGCTGTTGTATCGACAAAACTGCCCCATATTGCGATTCTATCTGTTTAAGTGGACTTGTTATTGATTGCGCTTTCAGATAGTCAAGAACCCGCCTTTGTATTGTCTTTAGCATAACAGTATCTTTGGGGTCGATATAGTCCTTGCCCGACATTTCACGGGTTGCTATCTTATTCAATTCTCGAATTGTCAAATTGCGCAATGAGTTCACCTTGCTATCGACTGCCGTCCCATAACCTTTCATAAGGTCGCTTTGGAATTTATCGAGTGCTTGTGCGGTCTTTGTAATTGACATTATGCTGGTCTAACCCCCCACGAGCCACCATCTTCTACACGCTCCGGTTCGCCCTTTTCGTTTTCGCAAATACATCGAATCATTATATCTCGCTCCCCGTCGAGTCTTACTACAACGCCCCTTGCATATCGAAATTTTAACCCTGTCAATTTCTCTTCTTTGACTATCTCAAAGGTCTTGTATTTAGGAAACCCGTAAATATGAGAAGCGATCACATTCATATTAGTTGTCATTGAATATGATAATTGCAAGATGTCTTTGAAAGACTTAATTTGATCAGCATAGATATTCATAGGGAAACCAGTGCAATTAAAGATCGCTTTGAACTCCGGTATCTGTTTCAAAAACCGCTCAACGGCTATTTGGGGGGTTGCGTTAATCATTACTCTTGCCCCTTGACCTTCGCTTGCGCTTGTGATAAATTCTCATCTTCATTATCATTAACAACCTCGCCGTCCCTTGAATCACCGACGGCAGGCTTTCCCTTGCCAAATAACTCCTTTGCGCTCGGCGGTTGCTTGCCAAATGGCACCGCCCCGCCACCGAAAGGATTTAACCCTTCTAACTCATCTTTAGGAGGCTTGTGTTCTTTGTCATCTTGCTCAATTCGATTAATTATATCAATAGCCTCTTCTCGCTCAACGCCATGATATTTCTGCACTCGCATAAGATAGCTCGACAAACCCGCCGACTTCTCCTTCTCAAGAATTGTCAACAGCGTCTCTTCATCTTCTCGGATGTTAGGCTCTCGAATAATCGTCCTTAATGCAATACCTTCACTAAAGACCTTGCCCTTCATTGAATGCCCGTCGGGTAGAAATTGGCTATGATAATTCCAAATCAATTTAACAATCTCAAATATCTCGGACTCGGCGGATTCGTAATAAGGCTTTTCACATTTACGCCGGTCTGTATGATGCATATTTTGCAATTCCAACGCATAACCGCTCGCCGGCGATCCCGTTAATTTGAAATCATTGATAGAAATACCATAGACCTCTGCCAACCGATCTACGTCCGCCTGTATGCAATCCAAAATCTGCTGAATAGCCGGACTTGGACTTATGTAAAAAGCATTCTGCCCCGTCCCCTCGCCTTGTGGATCGTCTGCCGGAATAATAATAGGGACATTTGGACCCATAACGATATTTTGTTTGGCGTCCCCTTTCCATCCCTTTAGAATCAATTGTGAAAAACATTGCGCATAGACAAGATTATTCAACTCGGTGATTTTCAATGCAAGATTAATATGAGCGTCAACTAAATCGTAACCGCCGTCAACCCAAAAACTATTATAGACCGGCGTGTCGGTCATCTTAACAAACGGCAACCGCCCATAAGGATTAACGCCTTCTAAATTCGTTTGTATCTCGATAAAGCCTTGTTTTTGTGTATATTCCCTATACGCTTCGTCAGTCCACAGTGCATAACGCTCCTGCGAACTCGCCGTCGTCCCCACGGGTCCACTTAGATAATTCTCATCGGTTGGCGCGGTTAAACGATAAATAACGGCAATAGCAGTCGTTGGGTCAAGCTCGTCGGGAATGAAATCGACCTCGGACGGCAATAATATACGAAATCTAATAATCCCTTTTTTAGTATCGAACCACGGCTTTATGAGAATCGTTCTACAAAGATTTATCATCTTATTAGCATAAGCCATGTGTAAATCGAATTGCCCCTTTTGTGTGATATACTCAAAAATCTTATCATCATCGGGAGTCGGCTTCTGCTCATCATTGTCAGGAAAATAAAGCGACCGAGACGCTCCCCCCTTGTAAATCACAGATAGATTATCGACAAGCATTTTAGTTATATTGAAATTCTGCAATTGTAATTTAAGTGATTTATTCTCTACATAACGGTCGTTGATTGCGTCAAGTAAATGCTGTTCATATCGACCGTTATAAAGGTCGACCCGCATCTGCTGATTGTCTTTGAAATCATCGGACGCTTGTGATTGAATGCTATTTAGCAACAACGCCCAAAACTCTTTGAATTGTGGTGATATTCCGCGCATTGCTATCGAATTAATATTGCGCACCGCCGAGCTAACTGTTGGAAAGTATTGTTTGTCATTGTAATACATCGACTTATGTGTCGGCAAACCCGGTTGTGATTTACTTTGAAATTTAGATTTAATCTTTTCCATTAACTTGCTATCCTCCAAGATTCGATATGTCTTAACGGCGTTATCGAATCTATTGCATATTCGATTGAATGAATCCTATGTGAAAATTGATGATTCTCGGGCTTATCACACGGCAACTCACCATAAATCTCGCCGTTCTTCTCGGGATAATGATACGCCTGTAAATCTTTTATTAATCCGATACAACCCGGATCGACAAAGAGATGCGTATCCCCATCCGCCGTTAATATCTTTGCCCGCACCGATTGAATGCGCTGAAATACCTTGTGTTGTCTTGACTTGACATCGATCCCATAATTGCCAAGTATCTTATGAATTGACAACCCGTCCGCCTCTTGCCGTGATATATTAGCCTCGTGTCCAGCGTGAAATATCGACACATCTTTACTTACACAAGGCGCTCTAAATGTCATATTAGGGAATTGCACTGGCTCGCCGTGCAAGACTTGTGCGAATGTAGCGGGGGGAAGATGCGACCGCGAGAACTCCCCTATCACATACCAATCGCCGAGAACGGCATCGTATTGCATCCAAATAGCAACCGCCGGATCGTTCCATCCGAAATCAAGACCGACATAGACCGGAAGCGCCGGATTGTATTTACAAGGTCTAACATTCTTCTCAACAGTGAAATCATCATAGACAAGCCCTACCCAATTCTCAAAGGTCGCCTCATATTGTTGCCTAAAATATCGAGGCTCTAAATTCTTGCGCGCCCACTCAATATCGTCGTCGGCGACAAGACCCGCGTCCTTTGTTAGAATATGCTCAATCGAATAGGATTTATCGGTCGCCGCTCGCAAAGACTCATCATAGACCCAGTTTTGCCCCTTAGGAGTTAAAGTCAACCAACCGCGACCGCGTCCAAGATGTTCGGACTTTGAAACACGATTAACAAGCTCCATAAAAGCCTGCCTAACAACCTGCGCCGCCTCGTCAAGGTGAAACCAATCGGCAGTCAATCCCTCGAGTGATAACGGATCGCTTGCGCTCCTAAATAGGATTTGAGAACCATTCCAAAATGTCAATTTGTGATCGGATTTATTATAACGAAAATAATCATCTAATTGCATAAATTTCAATACTTTCAAATAGGCGTCAACCAAGACCTCGCGCACCATTGGAAAAGACGGGGCAACGGCTATCCCCGCGCAACCCGGAACGGCAAGATTTAACAACACGCCCTTAACCGCGCCGGAGTATGTCTTACTCGACCGGACTCCCCCCACAAACATAGAAATCTTCGCCTCGCTTTGCACAAAACGAAAAGCCTTCTTAGACGGAAAGTGTATGTTAACCTTTCTACTCATTGTCAACCTTATCGGAGAATGTGATTGAAATTTCGATATTGTCAAGGGGATTAAGACCGCCGTGTTCAGACTCAGGTTCGGTCGCCTTGCCGTCAATTCTGTCAAGAACCATTTGACAAAACTTAGGATTGCCTTTGATCGCTTGCTCTAAAATTGTCATAGCGACCGCCTTCGCCCTTGTGTGAGTTCGACCGGTCTCTTTGATTTTGATTCGACCTTCGGCAAGCTTTTTGAGTTCGGCGACGACGGAAGCGCCTTTGGGACGCCCCGTAGGATTACGCACTTCGCCCTTTTTAACGGGAATAAGGTTGTCAACGGCGTTTGGATTATTGAGAGGCATATCATCTTTGTTTTATCTTATTTATAAACGGTTTTTTGTCGCTCTTATCCATCCTAATATCATAATATAGAATTGGAATTAAAAAGTCAAGTAAAAAATGTAATTATTTTTAACACCATGAAAATATTTTTAACAGTGTTAATTTTTGTAACAGTGGAGACAAAAAAAAGAGTTGCTCGGTGCGAGACCTTGCAACTCGATTCGATTGTGGGGAGCGGACGGGGAGCTATCGGATAGTCATCCCTTTAAGAATATTACTCTTTGAATGGTCTTTGACAACCTTTGCACCTTGCTCAATAAGAAAATTGCATAAGTCGATATGATTCTTGAAATTGACTCGCAAATTTCTTATTTCACAATACTCTTTGTATGTGCTAAACAGTGCCATCAATGTGATCTTACTTTTGTCATCGAATCGGCATCGATCTAACTTGAATGATTCCCAAGAATCCTTGCGCTCGATTTTCAAATACGATTCGATACCAAGTTGAACGATCTCGATAAAAAAAGCGTCCGGATCGTTGTATTGTGAACACAATTTTTTAACATCTTCCATTAACTCAGTAAGTGTTTTCATATATCACCTCCTTTTAAGTATAAAATATACAGATTTTCTAAAAAGTCAAGTGATTTGTTTATCATTTCTGCTATTTAATTGTGATTCTTTACAAAAATACAGACATTCTCATAGGCTATTTTCGGCGTTTTATGAATCCCCTATTCATAGGTTTTTACAACGGAATTTGCAGAAAAGCCGATATTATAGGTCATTTCTCATAATATATATACTTTTTTATAAAAAATATATATACTGTAGTCTTATGAGATTAAGGGGGTAAAATCTGGTTTTCGGCGATATAGGCACTCAAAGCCCCTATTTATGGGTATCTTTGAAACGCCGAAAATCCATGATAAAATAAAATGTCAATCAAAAGTTAGTGTCCAAAGGGTCGGTATCTTGACAAATATACCCAAAACGCCGTGTTTCGTGATATAAGATTTTCATTTTTCGGTTGACTTTTATCATATCATTTTCATTTAATCTATTATTTTTCAATCGTTTGACTCCTTTCTGTGTGTTGTGTGCATTGTTATTTGTCGGGTCTATCGTTAAAGTCGAATTTGAATTGTTGCTGAGCGTCAAAAATACGCTTTTTGGCAATGTCGAAATAGTCGGGGTCGAGTTCGATTCCGATAAAAGAGCGGTTAAGATTTACACAAGCGACGCCACAAGTTCCCGAACCCATTGTGTTATCCAAAACGAGGTCGCCTTCATTCGTATAGGTGCGGATGAGATATTCTAAGAGGGCGACGGGCTTTTTTGTCGGATGTTTTAGAATATATCTATCTGTTTCATGTGGAGAAAATTGTATAATATCAATAGGATGTTTAGTGCCATCGGCTTTAAGGTTAATGCAATTAGCATTTTTTAAGATATTATAATGTCCACATTTATTACGCTCCTCGGGGACTATCCTTTACACTTCTTTTCCGGCGGGGTCTCGTTTTAATGATTTTGCGCTTCTCATAACTCGAATCGGATTGAATGTAAAATTTGCAGTTTTAGAGAAAATCAAAATATCCTCGTGGGTTTTCCATGGTCTATTTGATAGATTCATAAAATTAGCACCAGCTATCTTATCCCAAACCCAAGTATATCGAAACATCTCCAAATTCGACATAACGAGTTGACTTGTGAACGGTTGCGAACCAAACAAGACAATCGCCCCGTTGTCTTTTATGATTCTCTTGTAAGCCTCCCAAAGTTTATCGAAAGGAATTATCACATCCCATTTGCAGGCGGTCGTTCCGTAGGGTAAATCGGTGCATATCAAATCGACCGACTTGTCTGCAATGTCTTTCATTTTGAGAAGGCAATCGCCTAACTGGAGGTCTATCATAGATTATCCTTTCCATTGTCGAAATTGAAAGTAAGTTGATCTGGGTTGTTTTGTATCGGCGTCGCTTTGACTCCGTCGGGGAGTTCGGCGGTGAGGAGGTTGTGTTTCCAATATTCGATTCTTGCCCGTGCAATTTCGACATACTCGGCGTTAATTTCGCAGGCGGTTATCTTGTCGAATCCAAGTTTCATAGCGGGGATGATTTCGGAGGCGACGCCTGAGAATGGGATGTAAATGTGCTGTGGAATCATGGGGAGTCGAAAGAGTTGTAAAATACGATAGTTTAAGGACATGGGTTTGATCGTGGGATGATTGTTGTGATTTATACTAAGCGGTCTATCGACAACATTTAGCATTTTTCTATTATCGTTTTCATATTGAGAATGCTTTTCAAACTTTTCACATCCTGCGTTCCTTTCACTCGGCGAGACTTTTGGGGCGTATCGGAACACATCATATTCTTCTCGCTCATAGGCGCAGGTGTGGAGGATTCTACTTGCTCCAGCGACATCGTTATAACCTGCTCCCTTGCTATGAAAACCAGTTTCTCTTGACCCAAAGCTAAATGGATGTTCGCCTTTTTTGTGGGGTGATTTATCTCCATTGCGAAAAGTCGGTTGTGCAACTCCACTTTGCTCATCTATAATCTTGCCCGCTTGTTCGTCGATAAACGCTTGCGCAGGGTAGCGACCGGACTCCGGTGTGATATTTGGGGTTTTCTTTTGTTCACCGCTTAAATGCCAAGTCGCTCCGTTGTGTTCCTGATGTCCGCTCCCTTGTGGATGTTCGCTTGTCGGCACTCTCCCCTGTTCTATATTTAGCGCCGAGACGGTTATTGTGTTATCGCCGTTTTCATAAGCGATCACATCGTTAAGGGGCGAACCCGTCTTGCAAGGCTTGTGAAATACCATTATCTCCTCACATACCTGTTTTAGGCTTGCCGTGCCATACTTAAGACCGTCGTATTTAACGGCGAGAGGATGGGAAGGGGAGGTTATCGTATCCATAGGGTCTTTACCACCATCGACTCCAAAAGCAACTCCTTTTTGTTGTTGCGGGGCTTTCCTATTTTCTCGACCTCGTGGATAGGCTTTCCCCACGACCTCCCTTTCGCAACCGAACCGCTTGTCGATTGCCTTTGAAAGGTCGGTCGCCTTCGGAAAGGAGCTTGTAAAATACCAATACATCGACATATTCTCATCGAATCCGGCAAGGTTCGCATAATACTTTTGGATAAAATTGACACGATCTATGCTAAATAATAGCATATAACCGCCGTGTTTCAATACCCGAAACGCCTCCGCAAACCATTGCCCTAAATATTCACCGGAAAGTCCATTCCATTTATTCATAAAGTCGATAGCGTCTTTGAACTCCGGCTTGCCGTCCGCTTTGATAATCACTTTAGAACCGAGATTATACGGCGGATCACTGTATATCAAATCGACACTGCAATCGTCGAGTGTCTTAATGTGCAGGAGAGCGTCGGCGTTGAATATTTCAATCATTATGCTTGCCCCCTCTCGTTTTGCAATAGCTCAATCCCGATAATATAGACCGTGCCGGAGTGGTCTTTGCGGGAGTCGAATCCTCGCTTCGCGCTCAATAGCTCGGCTTGCAGTTGTGGGTTAGAATGGAATTGCGGGCGCACGGAGTTATCCTTGCACCACGCCTGATATGCTTTGTAGAGAGAGATTGCCTTGCATTCTTGCAGATCACCAACGCCACAGCATTCGTCAAGAAACACGCCGAGAATATCGGAGTTGTGTTTATATTCGGCGGTCGAGGCGATCACGGCGGACGGTGGGTGAAAACCGTTCTTCTTTGCTCGATAATAGCCCTCAATTGCCCATTGTAAGAACCCGTCGATCTCGCCTTGCAACTCTGCAATAACGCTGTCCATATCCTTTGCCGTCTCTTCGGGGAATATGTGATTGAACTCCAAAAGACAAAGCCGTCGCCAGAACCCGCCGGAGTCGTCGTCGATTCGGATTTTATGATTGCCGACAAAAACCAATTTTCCGATAATCTCGAGTTCAAATTCAATCCCGTATTTCTGGCGGGCTTTGAGTTCATTCCCGCCAGTGATGTCTTTGACAAGCTCCTCGTCAAGACCGCCCCGACCTTGCGGGATTTCGGAGGTCATTATGAGCCTTGCCCCCTTTAGCCCTGCAAGACTTGACATAAATTCATTACTAAGCCCACCGTTCTGCATAAGAACTCGGATGGGGATCGATGTCATGTAGTTATTGAGAAGATATTTTATGAGCTTGAATAGTGTCGATTTTCCGTTCCCTCCGCTCCCATAAGCGTATAGGAAATGCTCTGTTAGATGTTCGCCGGTCAAACAAAGACCAAGAAATTCTTGCATAAATCCCATAAGGTCGGGGGACGGGTTGCCTTGTGAATCGACAAGGATCGTCTCTAAGAATTTAATGATTTTGGGGCAAGTTGCTTGTTTTCTGTAGTTTGCGCCGGCTTGTTTCATAAAGCGGGAGTCGGGGGAGTGTGGATAAAATTCGCCGGTTGCGAGGTCGAAAGAGCCGTTTTGGAGATTAATCAGCGTCGGTTGGTTGTCAAATTCTTTGATAGATGTGGATAAATCGGCAACACGCCACGCAATAAGCGAGTTTTTCGATTTAATCACATTGTTCAGACCGTTCGCCGATTTGAGTTTTTTAAGTATCTTGACAATCACATTATTCGCCGTTGCGTATCTGTTCATTTTGACAGTATCGACATCGGTGTAAATATGGAATAATCGACCGCTCTCCTTCTCATATTTTTCAAATTCGTTTTCGATAGTGTCGGCGGCGAGTTGCTCTGCATAGGCGCTGGTATCCTCTTCCCAAACACCGTGATTATATCTCATCCACGCTTTACTTGTGTGATTGTATAGGATTTTGCCTTTGCAGAGCTTGGCGATAAGTCGGGCAATGCCGACCTCGCCGTGATATAAATAATTGTCGATAAACTCATCTATTGCAGAGGTGTTGATAGCCTTTTCCTTTTTCGGAGCGGGGACGCTTGCCGGTGCGTTGCGTTGTGCATAGCTCTCGAGATAATCGTCGGGGGGTTCGTCAAATTGCGGGGGTTCGTCGGGGAGGTCTTGTCGGGATTGTGGTTGTCGGGTTCGTTTAGGTTGTTCAAAACCGTGTTGCTTTGCAACCTCAAAAAAAGAGGCGATGTGGACTTCGCCGGAGCGGGAGGCGAGAAGATTGGAAAATTTACGGTCTATTGATTCGTATGATTCGCTCGGATAAGCGGGGTTGTTATCGGAGATGATGTGAAAATACGCTCGACCTTGCTCTCCGAGTTCTGCAAGTGCGTTGCCGACCTTAAGCCAGTCGGTATAGTTATTGATTCGACCGGAAAGGTGGTGCGCCGCCGATTCGATATTTTGGGTTTCATAGTCGATATTTTTAGTATGCTGAGATGCCCGTTGTTTTGGGGTTTCCGCTTGCGTAGTCGATTTGCGTTCCGGTTTGCAAAGGGTTAAAATGAATTTTAAGAGATCGTCCGGCACACGGGGCAATTCACCAGTGATGGGAATTATCCATTCATATTGTCGAAGGCTCTCGATATTTGACGGGGGAGCAAACACAAGACCGCCGTCGCCTCGAAAGTCTATTTGGAATTGTTTGAAAGATTTAGTCGATTTGATTCCGGCGAGTTCCTTTGGGAATTGAAAATACAGGTGCATACCACCGGATTGCGTTCGGACTCTTGGAACATAATCGGGTATTTCAATCCCGTGATCTGCAAGTGTTTGAAAACCGGACGGTTCGGCGTGCATATCAATATCGACAACAAAGAGATTATGCGCTTCGCCAGTTAAGATAGCAAGGCAATTCCAAAATGGATTCTTGGTTTTGGCGAGTGCCATTTCTAAAGTCGGGGGGGTCTTCTGCCATGTGATAGATGGCTTGGCGAGTTTATTCCCGTCGGGGTCAAATTCGATTCGGCAGGGGAGGGCGGTCAATCCAAGATTGTGATATTCTTGTATTGCAGAGGATAAACTAACGGTCGCTGTTGAGTTCGACATCTTGCTCTTTTCTAATTTTGAGTATTTCTGTGTTAAGTTGCTTAACTATAATCTTTTCGAGCTTGTGGGGCTTCGGGACGGGGTCTTTTTTGTTCACTCCGTATGTGAATTTGCGGAGTTTTGACACCTTGCGGATTTTGTGGGGCATTAGAGTTCCTTTTCCAAAACGCTGTTATTGTGTCGCAATTCTACTGTTGAGATTTGTTTCAAAATAGACCTCCTATCTCCAAAGGGTTCTTCTCGGTTAGGTATTTATCAATAAGCTCGGCGAGATATGCAAAGTTAAAGTCGGTATTTGGAATCGACCAAGTCTTTGTCTCTGGATTATATTCATGGTGATCGCAACTTTTTAGACCGGTCAAGAATGCAGACCAATTCCGCTTAAAATCGGCGGGGGTTAAGGTTATGTCGATTGTCCGGTTACCGCTGGATCGATAGATGTTCGGCATCAAACACTCCCTTCTCGATGTCTTCCTCTGCAAACTCGGCAAGCGCAAGGGCGTTCCAAGCACAATGCGCAAGATGCGTCTCGCCCGATTCTGGGTCGATAAGTTCGCCGTTTATATGCGCAATCATGTGCCGTTGTAGAGCGTCAAGATAGCGGTTATAGCTTCCTTCGTCCCGTTCCCGCCAGCTATTGACATTGCCATATTTCCGCTTTGCAAATTGGATAATTCTCGCAACCGCTTTGATTGCTTTCCATTGTAAAGGATGATATTCGAGTTTATTAGACCAGTCTTTCAGGTCGCCCTTTTTGAGTTGATTCTCGTTCATAGTAACTCCTCGTCGGTCGATATGGATTTCAAAAACGAACCCATAGACCCAGTTTCATTCCGATTAAAATACAAACTGCTGGCTCGAATGCAATAGGTATCTTGCAATAGCAAGCCCCTCGTTCACAAGCCTCGCATTTATAGACCGCCATTTTACTCACCGATGGGAATATCCGCTGGAGGTCTTGTGTAATATTTTTGTAGTTTAGCACCGTGTAGCGCAAGATTTTCCAACCGTGCAGAAGCGCCGTGTTGTATTTATTAGTGTCGTCGGTATACCCAAAAAAAGTAAGATGAGCGCTTTTTTCGTTAGGAGCGTCGGGGTTGTTTTCAAGAGTTGAAACACCCTCATACTCAACTGCGACCTTTGCCGATACAATAGCATAATCGAAACGCCAGTTTTTTAGTCCGGCGTCTGCAATTCTTTGTGTTATCCCAGGTTCTTTGCCGACAATCTCGTGGACAAAGTGATATTCCTTTGTTACAGTGCCGTGTTTCGATAGTTCCTGCTCTATAAAAGCAAGTCTAAGAATACGCTCGTTTTTTGCGCGGGTTGCCTTGTCTATTTTTGACATATCGCCTCGCTTGTTTTTACATTTTCCCTCGACCGCTTGTTATAGATTTTTTTCTGTCCATTCAATACACAACGCCTGCTATAAATGCTATTGTCAGACCGACCTTCGGGCTTGCCGCCTGCTAATAAAATGGCGTCTTCGTCGGGCGTGTAGGGATTGCCATTGCGAACCCGAATATCTCGGTGATTAACGATTTTTGGGGTGTTCGCTTGTTCTGCCTGCCGTTTATAAAATCGGTCTAATCGACTGTAAATATTCGTGTCATCTAATACACCGTTCATCAAATCTAAAAGTTCCGGTGAGAGCGGGGGGGAATAGCTCCCATCCCCATCGTCGCCTTCTAAGTCAAAGGAATTGCCAGTTTTTGGCGACAATTGTTTATAGCCGTAGATTTTATTGTCTCTTTGATAGCCACTCATTTTAAGCCCCTTCTGCCCCTTGTGTGAGTTGGTTTATTTGTTTGATTCTCGCCTCGAGTTTTTCGACTTTGCGCTGGAGGTCTTGGATGTATCGAGACTGGTTTTTGACTTTGGCTTGCGATTTGTTATACATTATGAGCAGATTTTGATAATTCTCATAAATCGGCATTTCGTTGTGGAGTTTTTTGATATTCTTTGCGAAATCTGTTTCATTAACACTATCGGTTTTGTCCTGTTTGTCGGGGTTCGCTTGTGATTTTATTGAAACGCATTGGATATTTTTGAACTGCGTGCAATTTTGAAAAGCACAACTTGGCTCTGGTTTATGTTCTATACGATGTGGACAGTGTATTTTTTCACAATCCTTTGCTTTTTCGCATATAACCATATCGTTGGGTTTTGTCGCTTGCTTTTTTTCGGCGTCGGCTATCAAAGAATCGGCTTCGGATTGAGACATTTTTAGTGTTATAGTATTCCAACCTATCGGAAAGAATTTTTGGTGATCACAACAATAGCATTTAAGATTATTGTTATAATACCAATCGGAATATCTATCATCTCTACTGCTTGCCCTTGTCAATCCTTTGGCTTTCAACAACCGCACTGTCTTTTCCATAATCGACTCGCCGGTCTCGGTCTTGTCGGTCGGGGGAGTTTGAACTCCATCATTTCGCCATCCGTCAAGTGGATTTATTTCGACACTTGCCGTCGCCGTTGTAACCTCCGGCGTCATCTCCGGTTGCGGGTCGCCGGTTTGGATAAAGTGATTGGGTTGCTCGCCGATTAAGTATTTTTTCATTATGCGCTCCAATTTTTCCGGTTCTTCTAACATATTAGCAAGTGCCTTCAATGCTGATTTAGTCATAAAACCTGACAACCAGCGGGCAATCTGTTTTTCTTGTAATTCTTTCCTTGTCATTTCGGCTCCTCTTGTTTTTCAATGGCTACCATTTCGCAATCCTCCCATTCGTGCAAGTCGTTTTGACAATCCAATAAATATGGCTTGATCTCCGGTGCGGACGGGTTTGGAAATTGGATTTGACTTACATCGAAAGTGTCGTCAAGTCGATTGTCATGTGCAATTATTTTTAGGTTCATTTTACCTCCATAAATCCAATAACAATCGAATCATATGCGCAAAATACGCCGTGTATAGGATTGTCATTAGATATTTGATTATTGATTTTGGCATGGTTGCTCTATCGCAATCCTCGATTCGATTCGATTAGACCGTCGCAGTCGATTCCGATTGACCTTAAAAAGTCGGCTATTTTTGAAAATAGCGTTCCAAATTTCACCGATAGTGATACATCCAAGCCGGAGACATATCCTTTTCCTCTCATATCTTTCCATAGACTATTGACTATTATAAGCTCGTCTTCGGTTATCGACTCGACTCGGCGGAGGATTGGCTTGCAATTGTCAAGTGGCGTATCATAGACATAAATCCCATCCCGAACCTTAGCAAGCCAAGTATAGCTAATTTTGTCAAGACTTAACTGTTTATAGACTCCCAAAAGCTCGCCGTCAAAAGGGCAAGTTGAGGGTTGTCCATTAATCCAAACTCTACATTGCCCACCGATGTGTCTTGCAAAGACACGAGCTTTTTCATCGTTATTCATTGTCTTTCCTCTCCCTATTCGATTCTCTTTCAAACAAATCCATAACAGCATAGGCGATTTCACTCGCCTGTATTGCGATGTCATCTGCGCTTGTTGTTGCAAATACTGGGTTCGCAAGTAGACCTTGCAAAACGATCAAGGTTATTTCTTCATATCGTTTTCGATTGTGTTTCATTGCGCACCGCCTTTGTTTCTAAAGTTAAAAAAATCACAAAATTTAGTATATCGACAGTAATTCCGATAGTCCCCGCTTGGTCTTTGTAAAAACATATAGACAAAGATAGCGTCCATTCGTGCCGATTAATTGGGGTAAACCAGCACTCAAATTTGAGTTTCATTGCGCTCATCACCGCCGTCGGGATTGGTGAGTCCAATAAAATTCGTCTTGAAAGTGTCAATCGAAATTGTCAGGGTTGCTCGTCGATAATTAGTTTCCAAAACTATTTGATTCTCTGCAATATCGGCGCTTATCAAAACCCATGTAATTCCGGTAGTCTTGTCTTTGTAAAGCTCGCCGATTATTATATCCGGTGATTCATTCTTTCCATTCTCTGTTGTTTCGATTGTTGTTTGTTCCAATAACCGCCCGTCGCAGGGTAGCTCAAGGTCATTCTCTTGACACTTGCCGTTAGAATAGTAAATGCAGGTTTCCGGTGGCGTTTCAAGGGGGTTAAAACAACGGCACTTGTTGAACGATTCTGTTTGAACTGTTTCCATTTTTGACATGGTTGACATTAGATATTTCTCAATCTTCTCGGTGATTGCATCGTTTGGACATTCCAAATCGAGTAATTGCCAAGCGTCGTGTAGTAAAGACCGTTGCAGGGCAAGTTTGGTGCGCAATTGCTCTCGCTCGCCTCGTATCTCAACGACATCGTAAGCCCCTGTAACGCCGTCAAGTGCATCTGCCAAGACCGATTTACAGTCATCGAAATTAGGGGCGTCCTTTGCATAGTCAATCCAATATCGCAGGCGGTCTCGGTCGGCGGTCAATCGTTGCATCTCGTCATCTCGCTTATGAAAACCAACAAGATAGGCGACTGTTAAATCGTCGTCGGGGTCGGTAGGTTGTTCAGGTGTATCTTCTGGATATACATCGTTATTGCAATTTACACAATGCCAATGTTGCATACCTAAAATACCAAATACCATTTCTTTTCCGCATTTGGGGCAGTCCATCCGTTACCTTCCTTCACTAAATATTTTGATTTCTTTAAGATACGCCTCGAGGTCGAGGATTTGATTGCGTAGAAATTCAATCTTCTCTCGATTGCCCTCGACAATAGCGGCGTTGTAATGCAATCGACTATAAGTGAGGTCATTTTCGATCTGCATTACATTTTTTACTCTATCTTTCGATAGATGTTTAACCGAGAGCGTCATCGTTATCCTTTCACCGGCGCATCGGTCGGGGCGAGGGCTTGCTCATAAAGGGCTTGCCCTGCAATTTCGACAATATCGTAATACCATTCGTCGAAAGACTTGCCCATTGTGGTCTTATGATGACTTATTTTTCTCAACGCCTCTTCCAAAACCTTGCACCTCGCTTCGCTGTCGGAGAGAGCGGATTCGAGTTGTGAGATTTTGTCTTGATATTCCAACTCATGTTCAGATATTTCTAAATATTGGTATCTTGGAATTGCCGAATCATTTCGACAACACATATTCTCGCCAGTTGCTTTGTTCACATAATCGGCAGTTGAGTTACAAACCCCGTTAAACCAATCGGGACATTTAATATATTCACATCCGTTCATCTTTACTCCCCTTTGTTTGTGTCGATTGGATCGGCGGTCTTTGTTAGTTTTTTGATTGTAGTCCAAAGTTTGTCGATTTTCTCTTTGAACATCTTGTCTAATTCTCGCCGAATATGCAATATTTCTAATGCTAATTTTATCCGATTAGCATAAAGAGATTGCGGGAAAAATCGAATAGATGCCCTTTGAAATTCACTTAATATCATTTCTCTCCTCTATCCCCGTCGGTTGCGGGGGCGTCGTGGATTGTGCAAATGCCTTTAACTGGTGGAATATCTCCAATTTCTTTTGGTAGTGCCTTCAACAGTCTTTGAATTGAATGAATATAAAATCGAAAATCATCCAAATCATCTCTGCTCTTTAATGGAATATCATAAAAAGTATTCCACAACTCTGCTGATAATTTCAAAGATTCGTTTATTTTCTTTTGTTGAAAAATATCATGTTCTTTACTCATTTCACTCCCCATCCTTGCCCTTTTCGGCGTGCAGGCGGTTAAATATTTTAGTCGCTATTTCAAAGCACCGCTCCCTATTGAGATTGGGAGTATTATCGTATAGAAATTGTGCAAGCCAACCGACTTCCGGCGGTTTGTCGATTATCGACTGTAACCGCTTTTTATCGTTTTGTTCACAAAGTAAAGCATCTTCCAACTCATCCGCACGCTCCGCCCGAAGGAAAAGCTCGGCGAGGGCAAATCGTTGTGATGGCAATAAACTGTCCCGATAGATAAGCTCGTTAAGTTCCTTATTCGTTTTCATTCTCACTCCATTTCAAAACCCCAGCTCCCCCCGACAATGTGCGAGGGGAGAGGGGTTGCGGGTTGTTATTGCCGATCTCGAATAGCAAGCGCCCGTAACTCAGCATGAAGACGCCTGTATTCTCGATAGTGATTATAGACCTTGCGATGCCCGTTGTCGAACAAAACCTTTTCGATTGTATCTTGCACAATTTCAATATCGGCGATGTCGGCGGCGGCGCAATAATCTTCATTGAGTCTTTGAACGACCTCTTTGGTCATCTCAAGCACTGGGGCAAGGTCTGTTCCGCCAACGGCTTCGACGGCGGCGAACATAGCTTGCTCGATTCGGCTCGAATCGAACGGCATTACATTGTTTTCTCGGTCTCTAAATTTTGTGATCATAAATCTCTCCTTTTTGGGGAATGTGGTTAATTGTTAGTGTGTTTTTGTCATAATCGACAATCGACACATATTTCTTTTGAGAAATAAGAAAATCTGCAATCTCTTTTAGTGTAGTGGTTTTGAAAGCACCAGAGACGGTTATCACGGTTTGTTTCTGCACTTTACTCCTTGAGCTTGAGCGTTACGCTCGGCTCGGTTGTTGTGAATGGAATATCGGCGATCTGCATATCTTCGCAGACTGCCTTCCAATCGATTTTCTCAATATTGACTGTATGTTCGGCAATTATCGTCCTCGGAGCGGTCTCAATAATTTTGCCACCGAGAGTATAATCGAATGTCCGGCGTCCCTTGCTATACGATGCCCTTACATTGCCAGCGTCAACGGTCTTGCCGACGGCGAGGACTTCGGTCTTGATCGCCTCTTCGATGTCCTCGAGGATTTGTTTTTGCGCTTCCCATTGTAACATCAGATTCGCAAGCTCGGAGGCGGTAAGCGGTTGTCCGGTGATTCTAATTTTGAATGTGTCCATTATTACCTTTCGTCTTCGTCGCCTTCAGTAGCGTCCGATTGTGGATGTTTTTCGTCTTCTTTGCGGGCGTTGAGTAAATTCATTGCCCTTAGTGCCGGATCGATCTGTGATAGCTCGATGTCCTTTAGGGATGTGAGTTCAATTGCAGATAGCTCGACCTTCGCCTCGGTAGGGTATAGTTTTGCGATCTCAATTATCCGCCGGAGTTTATCCATTGTGATATCGAGTTCTTGACATATCGAATCGTATCTTGACTCCAGCACATCCTTCGCCGACCCGCTTTCGACATCGTGATGTTGTAGAAATTTAGTTACAAAGACCGGTTGCCCGCTTCCGATAGTGTGTAGCCTCTTGACCTGTGCCGGATTGATAAAGCCTGCTCGCTGTTCAGATTCTTGCGGTTTAGTCTCGGCGGGCTTCGATTGCTCTACAAAGGGTTTCGACTCGGCGACAACCTCGGACTCGGTTAAAACAAAACCGTCTTCGTCAACCTCCGCTCCTAACTCTTCCGGCGTGTAAATCGGCATTCCCCCAAATACTCCGGCACAATACCATTTTGCACCGTTCGACATTGCCCTTGCAAACATCATATTTCTGGGGAATTTCCCCATATTTTGAGTGCCTGCTTTTTTGGCGTCTTCAATATCGAATTTCGACTCGCCTGCCTCTTTGCCGTTCTCAAAGAATTTTATCCGGCAAGCCTTGTCATTTAATTCTTCGATATGATAATCATAACGGGGGTCGTTTTTGATTAGGGTTGCTATGAGATTTGCACCAAGCGTTGGCTTGCCTTGTATGATGTGGATGCCGGTCATCGAGGCGAACGGAGCAATTCCTATTTCTGCGCCTGCCATAACTTTTGCAATCGCTTGCGCTTTTGTCTTTGAATCTGCAAAATAACCGGACTCTTGTAAGGCACACGCCGCTCGCTGTATCTGGTCGAACTGTCCATAGATAGCGAGGGCGTTATTTTTCGATTCGTTCATGTTTTGTAACTCCTGTCGATTTTGTTTGTGATTTTTGTTGTGATTTAGATTGTCGTAACGGCTCGGAATAGCGCCGTCGCATTTTGTCCGATTGCTCGGTCTCCCAATCAATGCGGACTTGCCTTGCCCGAAGCTCGTCGGGGTTTTCGTAGTGTCGTTTTCTGTTCATATCCGCCCCCAGCAGAACTGCTTGTCGATATGTCGAGCTGTTGCTGGACTGTCATCGCCGTCATCGAAATCATAAGAGAACTCTGTCTCTGGATCGTAGGACGGGCAATCGTCGGGATGAGTTCCGAAATTATCGGTGTTTAGCTTACAGTGTTCGCAATCGAAAAACATTTATTTTCCTCTTGACTTTCGTGTTGCGAGTATGTATTATTATAATACTCGTTTGATTGTTTCATAACAGCTCCGAAGACGCCGCCACTTGACGGCGTTTTCGTTTTGTCTATACCTCGACGGGCGTATTGACTCCAAAAATAGCCTGATAGACATCTTCGTAGTCAACCTCTAACCCCTTTGCTAACCGGCGCATCGTATCGACCTGAGGTTCTGACTCAATAGCGTTGATCGTCTGCTTATGCACTTCGGAAGCGACGGCAAGCTCGTCGACTGTCAGCCCTTTGCTAAGCCGGAGTTTTTTGAAGTTGTTTATTGCCATATTACTGGTCTCCTTTTGTGTTATATTATTTTCCTGATTATCCTATCGGTCTTTGCATATAATATCACAAGACCGATTATTGCGAGGATGAGATATTCGGCGTGGATTGACATTATTTACTCTCCTTGTCAAATAATTTACTAAATTGGTATGATACATACCCGACAAAACAAGTTGCCATAAACCAAAACACACACACTCGCCAATCGTATGGACTCATTTTTCTCCCTTCTCCTTCAACGCCTCCGCAAGGTTGCGCTCGGCTTGTTTGAGTAAATCTATAATAGACCGCATTAGTTCGATATTTTGATCAATAGTCCCTATACCTTGTCCACGATCTAATAGAAATTGTTTTGACGCTTTGAACCGATATAATAACCACGACGCTTTTAACTCGAATGTTTTGCGCATATTTGGGGGACATCGAAAAGATGTAGCGGTCTCGATGTCCTCTAATAGGTTATCTATTTTTGTGTGCAGTTGATCGATGATTTTTGTAATCTCGATTGTCTTGTCGGTTGTCATTTCGACCGCCTTGTTAGTCGATTGTTTATCACTCTTGCAAAAAACATCGCTACATCGTGGGGTGATGAGAAATCTCCAAAATTCATCCTACTATATATTTCGTTTATTGCATTTGTCATTAAAGTAATAAGTTCCTGCTCATCGGGCAAAAATTCTTCAAACTCGGTAATACATTTATTCCAAGTCTTTTTAACTGTTTTTGAATTAGCAAAATCGGACTTAGAAATTATCTGTATTTGTGGTCGGTTGTTTATTTTCTCATTCATTTCACTCCTCATTGCCCGTCGGGACGGGGGGTTGTTTTTCACTGGTTGCCTTTTTGATTGCATTTTGACCCTTCCCTAATGCTGAGCAATGGTCGATAGCATTCTGATGATCCCCATATTTCGAATGTATTAAAAATAGCTCATCCATACATTCTTGTAACGCCTCTAATAACTCCGGTGCGCTTGCTATAAGACAGGCATCCTCTTCTTCGATTTCACCATAGCAAATATCTTTATCGTTTTCGTCTTCGATTCGACTTGCTCTTCCAAATCCATTTCGTATGATTTTCCATTTCATTGTAACTCCATTCTATCTAAATTGTCATTGTTTGCAGTGCCGGTCAGGATAATAAAGTTGCTGTTGCGGTTCTAAGTTTGTTTAACTTGTCCCGACCCGACCGGCGATTTTGTATTTGATTCGATAACCGGCGACAGTGGGGCATCGCCGTGCCGTTGTTAGCGGCGGTGCATAGTTACTCCTTTTGTTGTTTAGCTTTGCGTAATTTTATTATCCTTTCGATAATTGGATAATCTTTTAAGCAGTCTTGTAAATATTCACAGGGTTCACATCCGAAGCCCCCAAAACAAACTAATGGACTATGGGGAATAACAGTATTGTCTTTATATTCCCCTTTTTTGCATTCCTTATCCATTTCTATTGAGTAGTTTTTGAAATTTCACCCATTGTTCCTCAATAATAGTTTCGCAATCGTGTTGTGTATCGGGGGCGAGGGTTATCCAAATATTTTCTGAACCGTCGATTACAACACAAGTCCATTTTTCGCCGACACAATAATATCCTGCAATCATAGCAGAATTAACATAGGCTCTAAACCTATTATCTCCGATTTTGTCAAATCTAATTTCCATTTAGACCTCCTTAAAGTTTTTCAACATTAGTTAATAAGCCCAGACAAAATGGGATTCCCATTATTACCAAAGCCATTAAACAGTGTTCATAAGACATTATAGCGGCGGGGGAATATTCTCCTATTGAAGATGCAATCAATAATGTTACTGTTGCTATAAAAAATATCCCCAACCAAAAGAAAACCTTGTTTTTCATCGTATCTCCTCTTTGTTTTCATTTCACCGGCGGGTATTGTCTGCAAAGTTGCAGGGCGAACCCGACGGAGGTTGTTATTTGATTAGGTATCCAATATCTTGGATTAATGTGCTGATCGCCTCTGCTCTCGGTGCAAATATATTTTCAGCCCATTTGAAGATTCTCATAAAGCCGATTATCGACATCGTTAAACAAAAACAAAGTCGTATAATCACGAAAATTAAACTCCCCTGAAATTGTATCGGATATAAAACAAACAACAAATATGGCAAGGTTGCGAAAAGTAACCCTCCCAGAACATTGAATATCCCCTGAAAGAAAAGTAACTTTTCATAATGGGGCAATATTTCATTCGCCGCTATTCCTAAACCTTTTGCTATTTGGTCGATAGCTCGGTTGACATCCATTGATAGTCTAACATTGTTTAGCATTTTCTCATCCTTTCTATTATTGTTTTCGATTAAACGGTCGGGTTTGTTTTTTTATAATGCCAAATTAGCCTGAAAGGGTTTTTCTATTTTAGCTCCCTTTTTTATATTTTCTTCTGCGGGCAATAACTGTAAGTTTGACAAAGCCCAACATCGTTTGAAATCAATATCGGTTGCTTTATTAAAATTAAAAGCAACAATTGGAATTATGTGATCGATATGTAACTTGCCATCTAAAAAGTCTTGCCAAGTGAAATTATTAGGGAGCGTCTTTCTTAGTCGTTTTTCAAGGTCTTCTGCTGTATAACCGACAAGGTCTTTCCATCGGCGTCCTCCCTTTTTGCCCTTTAATGATGTTCTTACTGCCCTTGATATGCGATCACTCAACTCCGCTTTAATAGATTCTTCCATTTTTTCTTGCTCTGTTCTTTGGGGTCGTTTTTTGCGTTTTATTAAAATTAAATCTTTTCTTTTATTATAGTATTCTTGACAATATTTTTTTATTTTTTCTTTATGTTTTTCTCTATATTTTTTTTGACATTCTTTAAACTTTTCGGTCTGTCGATAGACTTTTTGATAGGCTTTTTGGTAAGTTTTTCTTTCATCACTCTCTTGATAGGCTTTTGCTTTTTGTGGGTCTTTACAATCCATAACTATCCTTAAAAAGCAATCGCCCCGTGAAACACAGCGGAAAGACTGTCGGGGCGATGCTAAATCAAAAATTGTTGTGCGGTGATTATTCCGCTGTGTTTCATTATACAATATAAGACTTTTTAAGGAAAAGTCAATACTTTTTATTGTAAAATTATGATAAGGCATATTTGGACTCACCTCATTTATATCCCGCAGTGTCCATTGACCGAATTACTGTCAAGCAGTTAAGGACTTGGCGGTTTTTGGGAATCGACCAGTGTCTTGTCGGTTGCTATCGAAAGCCACGAGCTTATTGCACTCGCCGTCTCATATCTAATTCAAAGCTATCACCTTTTTCGATACCATGCGTTCGATTCCCAAAATCATTCACTTTTCAAAATCATGGGAGCGGACTGGTTACCTTGTCTATTGTTGCCTTTATTGTCATTACTCGTTTAATTAGCAACTCACTTTCGCCAGACCCGCTCCCAAATATCTCCGGTCGGTTGCTTGAAATACCATATCATTGTGATTGGATTGCCGACCGGTTAAAATTTATTCGTCAAAAAATCCCAAATTTACCATGTCGATTGAAATTTCCTCGAGGTCAAGGTCTTCAGGTATTTCTTCGACCTGTCGAGGTTCGTCTTGGCAAATGTCTTCTGAACTCAAATACCAAAAAGTGCCGTCTTGTAACAGAACAAAGGTATCGCTTTCACTTCCCCACGCCCTTACGATTTCACTATTTCTTCGATCCATGATAAATCCTCCTTGTCGATTATCGACCGGTTATCTGCTTTTTATGGTTGTCAGGTTAAGTTCATTCGCCCGACTTTCAATTTGTTCTAAAAGTCTTTTCTCGGCTCTGCACATATCTTTATGTTCAAAATCGGCTTTTAATATATCCCATTGACTTCCGGTTTCCCTTCGTAATTTCAATGCCTTAAAAGCCTGTTTTTTGTATTGCCTTAACTCAATTAAATGTCCAAGTAATGAGCAGTCTGGCAATTTCATAACGGGGCAATATTCCATTTTCGACTCCATTATTATCGACTCTTGACGATAGTGAGTTGAAACTCACTGCCGTCGGTTGTTGTTATTGTTAGCTCCTTGTTATCGGATTAGACCCAATACTTCTCGATTGCATCGTCGATGTCGTTTGCCTCGCCAATTTCCCCGTAATCGTCGGGGAGGGTTTCAATTTGGCTATAACCCCTACAATCAAGTGGGTTTTTATACCAAATTGTGCCATCCGGTAATCTTACAAATTCCATTTCAAACTCCTAAATTTTTGATTGTTTCCAAATTTGTCATCGGTGCTTACTCGGAGGCTTTGAACTCCCGTTGGCGACTTTACACGCCGATTTTTCAATCAGCGTTTTGGATATTCTATCGTCGCTTTCCTTTCAATTGCTTACTCGGTTGCGTCTGAGCAGGCGACGATTTTATTAAGTTTTTAAAGGAAATTTTTTAATTCCCCGTCTTTCAAAATACAATATACGACTTTATTAAGGATTATACAAGCCTTTTTTTATAATAAAAACAGATTTCCGACCGAATTTTAACAGTATTAAAGTAGGGTTTTCGATGTTAGTCATTGTAATATATGAAGTTATGTCATTTTGGGTATATTCTGGTTGTCAAGATAGTTTTTTATGATAAAATAAATCAATCCGCAAATGGAAATATCAAAGAAAACCAGAAAACTAACATAGTTTATATAACTTTTTGAAATTGAAAAGGGGGGTCTTTTAATATTTGGGAAGTTATATAAAACACATTAGTTTTCTGGTTTTCTGGGGTCGGGGATCGGCAATCTATACCATATAATAAGGATGCCCCCGTGCCGAGAGTTGACACGGGGGCTT